AAGTTTTGAGATGCTAAAATTTCTTCTTCTTTAGCAGTCATATACTTTATTTCTATTTCACCACTACTAAGTGGATTTGACTCAGGATAAACTTTACCTTGAGATGGAAGTGATATTACTTCAGTTGGATATTGTAATTCAGACATAACGTTTGTTTATTATTTATATATAAATATATAAAAGTAAAAAATATTGATTTTTAGACATAAAAAAAACCTCTACCTTGTGAGTAGAGGTTTTAAAAAATAATGATGAATTAAGTTTAGAATTCTAATATTGCGTAATCGTAAGACAATGTTAGTGAGATGTCTGATGGGTCGTTAGAAGCCCAATCTAAGTCATTAAAGTTAGCAGAAGTAATGAAAGCTCCTTTTAATGTAAATTGTTCTATCTTATCACCAACTGGCCCTAACATATAAATTTGAACATCTTTTTTATAGAAGTCAGCATAACCATCACGACCTGTAATAGATTCGTGAGAAAGTCTTACCCACTCCATTACCGCTACTGCACCTGATGGTACAATTGGGTCATATAGTGTAATTTCTATGTCTTGCCATTCACCTTTGCCTTTAAGTTGTCTTTTCACATTAATGTGGTCAAGAGTAACTTTTTCAAATTGAATTGACGGTCTGTTTGCAGTCTTAATCAAATATGAAGGTATACCATCGATTTCCATGATGAAACGATTTTTCATCTTCGGTTCGAAGTTGGTATAAAACATATCGTTAAATTCTAATACTTCTGCCATTTTATTTTATCTCCCTTAATTCTTATATAAATATATTGTTTTTAGTTTTTTAACCTGAGAACGTTGCACCTGTTGGTAATATGTTAAAATCAAGTACGATGAACTCGGCAGTTTTCGTTGGTTGTAAGAAAATCTGACCAGCCATTATATTTCTATCAATTACATCAGGAGTATTATTAGTTTCATCCATAACTACACGGAATGCATATAAACCTTGTCTTTGTTGTATTCCTTCTAAATAAGGATTTACAGTATTCAAGAATTTAGACCTTGTAGTTGCAGTGTTTTGTTCGAATACTAAGTATCTTGAAGTAGAAGCAATATACTTCTTAACTTTGATAAGTAATCTTCTTACGTTAATTCTGTCTAGTGCCGAAGCTCTATCTTGTAGTGTCTTTTGACCGAATGCTACAATACCTTCACCAGGGAATGTTGCTATTGGGTTTACTTTAGATTCGTATAGTGAATCTCTTTCAGATTGTGTCAGTCTGTTTAGAACAGATACTGCACCAACTATACCACCACGATTTAGACCTGCTGGTGCGAACCATTCAGCTGCAGTAGCGTCATTGGCTGCATAAATACCTGGCATCAATACTGATGGTGGTACTGCCGTTAGTCTATTTGTTCTACTATCAATTGTTTTAACCCAAGGATAGTAAGAACCTACATAATTTGAATCAACTGCGTTTGCTTGAGCAATAGCTTGTGCAATAGTGTCAGTTGTTGCTCCACCTGTTGTAGAGTCGTAAGTTACACCAACAAGGTCACCGATAAAGAATGCATCTTCACGTGCCTCTACCATATCAACAACTTTGTCGAATACATAAGAGTGTAATCTTCTAACAACACCAGGTGCAGTTACTAAGTTAATATCGAAGTCATCTGGATTAGATACTGCATTGATTGCTCTTACATAAGCAACAGAACCACTTGCAGTTGAAGTTGATAAATCAAATCCTTGAGAGTTACCAGCACCAAACTCTTCGTTTGTGTTTAAGTTTTTCTCACCAGCTTTTAGTGGTTTTACTGTTGGAGCAACTCCATCAAATCCACCTTGGAAACCAACTGAGAATTGACGTTTAGCAGTATCAGCGGCAGCTGAACCTGTCATCTCATATCCAAATCCGTGATTAGAAACTACTACTCCACCAACAATAGCGGTAAGGTTAGTAGCATCAAATGCAAAGTCAGTATTAGCACCAACAGTTGCACTTACAGGTGTTGGTTTTAGATAGTTTCTGTTGTTAAGTTTAACAACTGCCGTATCGAAGTCCATACCTGAAAACTTAGTAGTTGAAGATGCATTGTTGTCAGCTGAACCTGTTGAGTAGATTACTGCTGGTACTAATGATTCATCAACACCTGTATAAATTGGGTTAGTGTAAGCACCGTGTCCGAATGGAGCAGCCGTTACTGGGAATGAACCCTCTGGTTTACACTCTACTCTAATGTAACTTGAACGATTTACATAATCACCATTTTCGTTCATTTTACCATTAGCGTCAATTGTTCTATTTTGGTCACCAATTACTTTCTTGATATAATTTGGTGAAGCTGGGTCTAAGTTAACATTGTTAAATGTTTCTAAGATAGAAGCTCTTCTGTCTGTGTCAGAGAACTTACGAACTAATACTGAGAAGGATGCATAATCAGTAGAGTTTGATTCACCAGCCGCTTTTACATTAAAAATAGAAACTTTAATGTCTTGGTTATAATAAGTTCCATCACCTAAAGTATGGAAACGGAATAAATCATAACGTTGGTCTGATATAAGTTGTGACTTAATAAAAGGAGTAGTGGCATGAGTCACATCTTGTGAAAAATCTTGTGTAGCCATTTCGATAAGTTCTACTTGAGAACCACTATCAGAAATGTATGTAGTTTGGTCAGTAGCAGTTTTTTCAAAATAAGAATAAACATATCCACCTTTTGTACCATATGGTGAAGTTCCAAATACGTCACGAATGTCTTGGTTAGATGAAGGTAGTACTGATGCAGAACCTTCAAACTGTAACTCAGAACCACTAATAGTGAAATCTGATGCAGATACCTGAGATTCTAAAACAGTTGCATCGTTAAAACCTGTGTCAAGTGCTCCTCTTTCTGTAACGTGGAATGAACCTACAATCTTTCTACCACCATCTGAACCCGATACTGCAATTGCAAATGGGTTAGCATGAGTATAACCACCTATGTGGCCTGTTCTCACTATTGTTACTGTTCCTGCTTCACGCAAATAATTTTGGACTGTATATCCTGTATAATAAGAACCATCGGGTGTACCGAACATTTCTTCAAATTCTGCCTGTGTGTTGACTACTGTTGGTACGAATGCTGGTCCTTTTTGGAAAGGCCCTATTACTGCAGCTCCAATTTCACCAACACCTTGTGCTAAGAAAGAAAGGTCATTTTCTCTCGTAAATACACCAGGTGATACTATCTTTTCTGCCATTTTACTTTACTCCTAGTTAATTTGTGTAAAAATACACATATAAATATAATTTAATTTTGGTAAAGAGTGTTTTAATACAACACTCTATACATTTAATGTATGATTTACTCGATTTTATTCAGATTCTTCAGTAGAATCCTCTACTTGTGGAGTAAATACACCCGTATCAGGATCATAACTACCATCCCCATACTTTTCATTTAATGATGAAAACAATTCTTGTTCTTTTTCAGCCAACTCACCATGTTTTTCTAAAAGTTGGTTTTCAAAAGTTTCCAACTCAGTCATTCTTTTTTTCTTTTCAATTCCTAATTGACCTAATCGAGTAAGTATTTCACTTACATCTCTTCTTAGAGTTAAGATTTGTTCTTGTTCTTCGTCTGTAAACTTTATTGTATCTGCCATTTTTTTTAATTAAGTGTTATTGAGATTATATATATAAATATATACAAAATCACCAAACGTAATTTTTTTTTTAGATTGTAATTGATAGAGCAGATGTATAACTACCTCTTAGACCATGGTCAATTGCTCTTACTCTAACATAGTAAGTACCACTAGACAATACACCATTTGTATCGAAGAATGTAGCTGACCATTCAGTTTCATTCACTACTAATGAGTTAAAACTTGTACTTGTATCATCTATTTGAATATCGTAAGCAGTAATACCTGTATCACCTGTTGATGATGGTGCAGTCCAAGAAATAGTACCACTACTTTCAGAAAGACCAGTTGGTGCACCAGGTGCAGATAAGTCAGTATGAGTGTTACCACCTTTGTTATGACTTATAAATCCATTTGATAAATAAGTGTCTTGTGGTTCAACATCTATTGTTACAATCTCTTCTGTTCCATTTTGTATCTCAACGTCAGTTACTATTATTTCTTCTACCGAACCACCATTATGTTTAATAAGATAATCACCAACTAATATTCTATGTATTTGTTTGAATTTGTATAAATTATCTTCTGAATCTCTTACAAGGACAGGATGTTCTGGTGTTGCAATTAATTCACCACCATTTATTGAATACATTTTTTTAGCAAATGAAAATACTACATCTCTAACCGTAACTGACTCAATAGTAGTCATTAAACTACCAACTGACCATCCTAAATAATCACCTTCTTGTTCTCCAAGTGTATTAATACCAATACCTCTTAATTCCATACCTTCTTCAATATCACCAATTTCAATAGTATCACCACCTGGTTTTGTTACTAAAGCATCAACAGGTAAACATAAAGCAGTTGCATTACCATCATATGAATCAACTGAATAAACTGTTTTATCAATATTAGAATTATAGTTAGTCATATCTTCATTTACACCATCTAAATATTTAGTCCTAATAGTATGTGATTCTACTGGTTGTAAAGTTGTTTGACTCCCACCGTCTGTCATATTACTAACGTCAAACGTAGCTTGATAACCATAATTTGTATTCAAGCTTATCTTTGTACCACTTGGAATAGTCCAAGTAAAATTATCTGGTTCATTTTTCAAAAGACCAAAAGAAGAACCTTCATCACTAAAATTCACAGTATATGTTTCTGTTGTGTTTTCTACCGCATACGTGAATCCACTAATTGAATCAACACTTGTAGCTCTTACATCACCTAAGGCAATGTTATCACCAGCGGATACTGAACCACCATCGGATTCAAATACTGTCTGCATAGATATGTTTCCACTTCCTGTTGATATTCCTGCTGCATTTGCAACTTCAGCTAATGATATTGACATTTCTTTTACTCCTTATATGGTATAAATATAAAGTAAATCATTTATCCACTTTTCTTTATTAGAAAAGTTTTTACTTAGGTAATGTTTTAAATGATTAAACCATCTTAATTTTACTTCGTATTTTTCATTAATTATTTGTTCGTAAACTATTTTAAAATCTTTTTTGTTACTTGCTCTGTATGGATATTCTAATTCTTTGCACCAACTTTTACTTAATATTGGTAATTTTCCGTAATCAACTGCTTCAAATATTGAATAACCAAATGGTTCTGCTGAAAAAGATGAGTGTGATATTCCCCAATCCATATTATAAAAGTCATCTTTAAAATCAGAATCAAAATGAAATATTTTAGACTTTGAAAAATCATATTTAGCTGCATTTTTCCATACAGAATTAAATTCTACTGAATTTGTAAAAATATAACTTTTTATATCTTCTAAATAATGTGGATTTTTTCTACCTTCACATCTTGAGGCAAAACCTAAATTATTTGAGTTTGATAATTCTTTATTTTGTTTAAATTCATAAAAGTTTGGTATATCTACCGTTTTTCTACCAAAGTCATATAAACCAATCCAAATATTATAATTAGCCCAAGACATTACATCTTTTTCCCAACTTGAGTCTAAATAAGGATGCCATCCAAAGTTTGCGTCTGTTCCAATTTGTGAATTTAATATATGATTTACTGAGTTATGTAAAACATTAGAGTGTATCTTATCTTTATTGTCTAATATTGGTTTAACAGGTGTATAATGACCATGTAATATGTTTATCCTTCTTGCACCATTACACAACTCTTCAAATTTTTGTATATCATCTCCATGCCAATAAGCTTCAATAGGAAATTCGTAATCCTCGTGTCCTTTTGGTTTATTTCTGTGAAGAAGAAGTATAGGTTTTACATCTAACTTTGGTGCAACTAACTCCATCCACATATTTACCCACATATCAGTACCAGCATTTACCCAAGGACCACCACCAGTTGTGTAGTATATATCGTACATAGTTTATTTTTTTACGATTATAATTCCACCGAAAGTATCTGAAAATACTACAGTAACTTGATTTACCGAGTTTGTGGTAATTGAAGTTGGAACTTCTTGTTGTGAAGTTGAAGTATTCCAAGCTTGAACTATTGGGTATTGTTCGTTTAAGTTGTGGGTTATATCATATGATGAAGCGGCGCTAACTGTTTCTTTATAAGTTGTCAAATCAGTTATTTGTGATGAACCACTTATAATACTACTACCACCTAAATGTTCTATTGTTTGTGAAGAACCACTCACCAATCCGCTTGGTAATTGTTCAGATGATGAAACAATACCACTTGGAACATTATTTAGGTTACCATAATCTAAGTAGAAAGATGCAGGTTGTCCATTTAAGTTTGATGAGTCACCAGCCTGTGCATTTACTATATGACCACCTTTAGCTACTACTGCAAATCCAGATTGAGCTGATGAAAGAGTAATAGATACATTATCATCATCAGTTAAAGATACTGTTTCTGGTATGATTTGTTCGTCATCATTACTATAAACAGATACTAATATATTCTTTGTACCAAAAGAGTGATTAATAGTAAATGAAGATGCATTTGAGAATGAACCCGTTACAGTTGCTATTTGTGCAACGTCTATATTCGTTAGGTTACTACCATCTCCACTAAATGAA